TTATTAAGAGAGTTTATTTTTAAAATCATATTGGCTACATCAACTTGCGTGTCAACTCCTCTTCTTCTTAAATTATATTTAAAAATTTTATCTTTACCATCATTACTGAAAATTATAGCCTTTAACTCTTTTTTTGTAAATGCTTCACCATCTGTTAAATATTTATCTAAAAAAGCATCATCTATTTTTTTATCTAATGGCTCATATTTATAAAAAGTACCTCTAGAATTAGGGTCTGCATCTTTATCTATTAGTTCTTTAGATATAAACCCTTCTTTTTGTAGTATTTCTGCATTATCAAAATCCATCTCTACAGTTTCTCTATAGGTGGGTTCTCCTCTAAATTTTTTTGATAAAGCTTTTCTATCTTCTAAAATTTCTTCTGCAACTTCACACAAATCACTGTCAGTAAGTTGAGTAAGAATCA